ACGATTAAAGATGAAATTGAATCTAACGAGTTACTCATTCGTGATTTCGGTCGTCTTAAATCAGAAGGGAAATGGACGGAACTTGAAATTGAAACCGACAACAACTGTCATGTATCTGCCAAGTCATCTGGCAAGGCAATCCGTGGCATGAACTGGCATAACTATCGGCCAGACCTTGTTGTTATGGACGATTTGGAATCCGATGAACAAGTCAATACAGAAGAACAACGCGAAAAGCTTAGAACGTGGTTTACAAAGGTTGTGCTTCCGTTAGGGAATGAATATACCTCGTTTTTGTACGTCGGTTCAATTCTTCACTATGAAGCGTTGCTGAACATCGTTTTGACTAGTCCTAAGTATTCCAACTGGGATAGAAAGATTTACCGTTCGATTTATGAATTTTCCGATTCTCCTTTATGGGTGGAATGGGAAAAGTTATTTATTGATTTATCGGACAGCCATGCAGCCGATACCGCTTATAAGTTCTATGAAGAGCATAGAGAGGAAATGCTCAAGGGGACTAAGGTATTGTGGCCCGAATGGCGTGTTGACCGATATGGAAATTCCACGACCTATTATAATTTGATGATTCAAAGGTTACAGGATTCTGATGCATTTAATTCCGAATATCAGAACAATCCAATGACAGAAGAAACTCGAATTTTTAAGGAAGCGTGGATACAAAATAATTACTATTCTGAAACCCCTCAGATGAAACAAATCTATGCCGCTGTAGACCTTTCGATGGGGAAAACAAGGACAGCTGATACGTCTGCGATTATCATAGTTGGTCAAGGTGTAGACAATTATTTTTATATTCTGGAAGCCGACATTTCAAGACGAAGCCCTGACACAATCATTGCTGATATTATCAAGTACGTTGATAAATATGGTTCTGATTTGACAGGATTCATCGTTGAAACGAATGTATTCCAGGAATTTTTTGCAAATACTCTCGAAAAGACCTGCCGTGAAATGGGCCTTTATGTGAATTGGATAGAGCGAAAGAACGTGACTGGGGACAACAAGCTGTTGCGTATTAAGTCGATGGCTCCCAAGGTCAAGCTAGGCTATATCAAATTCAACCCGTTTCATCAGGTATTGGAAGCTCAATTAAAGGACTTCCCAAAAGGCCATGACGATGGCCCAGACGCACTTGAAATGTGCATTTCTCAATTTATGGAAAGTTCGTCTCGATTATCATTTGGCAGTGTAACTGGCAAGTTTGGTAAAAAGACGAACATGTTTACATTTCTCAAAGGGTGGAAGCTGTAAAGTTGAATATTACTAAAATAATTCAAGCAACCGCTCAGAAATTCATTAGAAGAAGTACCGCTTATAATTCGTATAGCTCTTGGTTCCCGTTCCCTATGGGGCCAGCTAAGAATAAAGAGCAAAAGGCCAATATCAAGACCCTTAGACGGTTGTCCAAGACGGCAATCGCTGGGGCAGCTATCGAACAGATTGAAGATGGTGTAAAGGCGTTGCAGTGGCATGTGGTGTCGGCTGACGGCAAGAAGCATATGAAAGAAATCGAGATGCTTACTCATATTATCCAACGGCCTAATCAGAATGACACGTACGACGATTTTATCACACAAATCTTGAACGATATGCTTGTTCTTGATATGGGGTGCTTTGAAAAGAAGAAAGTAAGTTCTAGCTATCAGCCGTTATATCTGTTTCCTATTGACGCTGAAACGGTCAAGGTCATCCCAGAATGGGACGGCGACCCGACTAAGCCGCGCTATGAACAGGAAGTCTATGGTAAGCCCACTTATTTCCTTGATTCTGAAATCGGTGTCATTACTAAGAATAAGAAAACTTACGTATGGACAGGCACTTCGCCGACAGAACTTGCATGGAAGCATATTCAATACTTTTTAGGTTGTCAAGAATATGCTGATTCCATTGCTTCTGATTCCATGCCAAAATACATAGTCAACCTTGGTGAAAAGGCTGGCGACCAGGAAATCCAGAATTTCCGTAACTATATCAAGAATGAAGTCCAAGGTCAGGACACGTTGGCTATGGTTGGCACTACCAAATTGGAAGCCCCGCAGGTATCTCCGATTGGGGATGACGCCGCTTGTCTTTCGTGGCAGAAAATGCTGTTGCAGATTATAGCAGTTTGTTATAGAGTACCGCCAGAACGTCTTGGTTCTGCTATTTCAAATGACCGTTCCACAACAGCTGACCAGGAAGAAAACTTCACGGAACATACGATTAAGCCGTGGGCAAAACTCATTGAGGGGGCTATCAACAAACACGTTGTCGAACTGCTCGGCCTTCAAGGTAAAGTTCGGTTTGAATATATTTTCTCTCCGACAGAAGTCCAGAAGACAGCTCTCAAAGATAGATGTGTTGATATGTTCAATTCCAATTTGATTACTTTCAATGAAGCCCGTAGAGCTATGCAAGGTGTTCTTCCTATTGAATTGCCGGATATTCCTGATGGGAATATTCGATTGAGTGAGTATCAAGCGTCATTACAGCTATTAACGCAGCCAAATAATGACAGCTCTGATAATAAAACAGACCCAAACAAAGGTGGTGAAGAAGACGGAAAATCAGAAGAATCTTAAATTCGATTCCACCAATGTGCAGGTTGAATTAACTACTGAACAACATCCCAACGCCATGTGCTTCACAGCTACATTCGCTCGTATTGGCACTCCTTCTGACGGTACTCCTTGTGGTGCAGATGAACCTGTAGTCATTGATGCAGAAGAAGCCGCTAAGAGTATCAAGACGATGAATTTCATGGGCATTGATTGCGAATGGGATGAATGGTGGCCCGAATATTGTATGACAGGCCACGACACACGGAACAAAATCGGTGTAGTACAAAACGCCTACATCGAAGGCAATGAGCTTAAAATTGACGGTCTTATTTATTCCAAAGATTTTAGTGACATTGCGTTTTTCATCAAAAATGCAACACCTTCTTTAGGCTTCTCGATGGAATGTTTGGCGTCGTCTGAAATCCAAGACGACAATTACGAACATTTACATGATATCACCTTCACAGGGGTTGCTATTTTATTTAAGAATTTGGCCGCATATGAAGACACATACCTCGATTATGTGGCGTCGAAGAAGAAAGGGACAAACGAATTGACAAAAGAAGAAATGGAACAGCTTATGGGTTCCTTTAAAGAAACTATTAGTGCTTCCCAGGCTGATTTTGAAAAGAGAATGGATGAAAAGTTTGAAGCCTTCAAAGCTTCTAAGGTAGAAGCAAATAAAGCCGAAGAAAAGAAAGACGAAATGTCCAAACTCAAAGAAGAATTGGAAGCCGCTAAGAGAGCTATGGCTGAACAGGAACAGAAAGCTAAAGAAGAATTGGAAGCTGCTAAAGCCAAGTTTGAACAGGAAAAGGCTGATTTGGAAGCCAAGCGTAAATCTAAGGCTGGTCATAAATCCTTGAACGCTTCTAAAGAAGAAATCCATGAAATTTGGAAAGATGGCTTTAGTAAAGGTTTGCCGAAGATGTTTGACAAGATGAAAGAAACTATGGAGGAACAGTAATAATTGAGTACCGACAAGACTAAATTTATTTCTGCTGCTAGTGTAGCAGATTACAACCAGTCCCATTATTGGGAGTTCCCTGAATTTCAGCAGGGTATTCAGGATTTCATTAATCGTAAAGTAACTATCCTGCCTCGTATCAAAACGGTTCCGGCTACTGGTTATCCGAGTCGTTATAAAGAACAGACTAAGCTTCCGCATAACGCAACGTTCGCTGACGTTCGTACTGGTGTCCAAAATGGTTCCTATGGCCTGACTTCTGTTGATGACGATTATGGCCGTGTCGAAAAGGTNNGTATTCCTTAAATGCCTCGTAAGTCGCATTAAATACACTATGTTCGATAAAGAAATAGTACAGCAGCAGGGCCAGGAAACAGAATTGCTGGCTAAAGATATGACGGACATGTTGAACGACTTCTATATGACCATGAACGGCAAAATCTGGAATGGTGCCGCTACTGGCCCGGATGATACAACCTCTCTTGAATATTCTGGTATTCTTAATCAGGTCAAAACGAAAGTATCTGTTGCCAAACCGTATGACTTCACGACCAAACAGGGCGACATGATTACAGACCAGATTCGTGCACAGATTGCGAAACAGTTGGCTGATGCAAAATGGAACGTATGGCCGACAGCTATCTATGCTGACCCGGTATTGGTTGACCGTATTATCAACGAAGAACGTGACCG